TGCTCGCACAGCCCAAGATCGACGGCGTGCGCGGCATCAACCTGACCGGAACGCTCACCGGGCGCTCGCTCAAGCAATTCGGGAACCGCTATACGACCAGCTTCTTCTCGCACAGCGCCTTCATTGGCCTTGACGGTGAACTGGCGGCGGGACACGAGTGCGACCCGGCGCTGTGTCGAATGACCACATCCGCGCTCGGCACGCACGAAGGCGAGCCGTTCGTGCTGTGGTGGCTGTTCGACTACGTCACCGCCGAGACGAGTCGCTTGCCGTACGTCGACCGGTACGAGCGCCTTCACGCACGGGTGCACGAACTGCTCACGTCCGACCGTTCGCCCTGCAGAGCGCGAGCTGGCAGACTTCGCGTCGTCAAGAGTGTGCTGGTGCACGACCTGGACGCGCTGAACAGCATCGACGCCCACTGGCTCGACGAAGGGTACGAAGGGACCATCATTCGCAACCCGAACACCGGATACAAGTACGGCAGGAGCACCGTGAGAGAGGGTGGGCTGCTGCGGATCAAGCGCTTCGTTGAAGAGGAAGCTGTGGTCAACAGCATCACCGAGGGGCAATCCAACGGCAACGAGGCGAAGGTTAATGCCCTGGGCCACACCGAGCGCAGCACGCATCAGGCGAACATGGTGCCGAACGGCATGGTCGGCTCGCTTGAGTGCACCGACGTCAAGACGGGCAAGCCCATCACCGTCGCAGCAGGTACCATGCCGCATGACGACCGCATTCGCTACTTCAAGAACCCGGGGCTGCTCCTGGGGCAAGTCATCAAGTACAAGACGTTCCCGAAGGGGGTGAAGGACAAGCCGCGTTTCCCGACGTTCCAATCCATTCGCATGAAGGAAGACCAATGAACCTCAAAGGCGGCCCCTATGCGGGGCAGAAGCACACAGGGCTGAACACCCTGTCCACTCTCGAGTTCCATGCCAGCGGGCAGTGCGGGCGGTACAGCGCGGACGGCACGTGGACGCCAGCTGCACTGCAAGGCCCGGAGCTGGCGCGCTCGCTGGGGTACCGCGTGGAAGAGCCCACTGTCCTCAACGGCGGTGATCGAACAACCACGGGGGCGATCGGGCAGCCATGAAAGAGCAATACGGCGAACCGATCCGGTTCCACAAGAAGTCGCTCGAGCTGATCGTCAAGTGCGACGTCATCGTCAACGAGTACGTCAAGCAAGGGTTCCGCCTGACGATCCGCCAGCTGTATTACCAGCTCGTGGCCCGGGGGCATGTCGAGAACACCGTGCAGAGCTACGCCAACGTCCAAGCGCTGATGACGAACGCGCGGCTCGCGGGGTTGATCGACTGGGACGCAATCGAGGACAGGACGCGCGGGTTCATCGAGCGCTCGCACTGGTCCAGCGGCAAGCAAATCCTCTACGGCGCCGCGCGCGGGTACCATGAGGATCTGTGGGAGGACCAGGAGACGCGGGTGTTCGTCGTTGTCGAGAAGGAAGCGCTGGCGGGCGTGCTCGAACGTGTCTGCCATGAATACGACCTGCCGCTGCTGCCTGCACGGGGCTATCCGAGCGCGTCCACGTTGCGAGAATTCGCCAAGGAGCGCATAATGGGGGCAACACGGCAAATCGTTGTTCTCCACCTCGGCGACCACGATCCCAGCGGCATCGATATGACGCGGGACCTGATCGACCGGCTCAACACCTTCACACGTGACACGATCGAAATCGACCTTCAACGCATTGCGCTCACCATGGCGCAGATCGAAGAAGTCAAGCCCCCTGCGAACCCTGCCAAGCAGACGGACGCGCGGTTCGAATCGTACCGCGCGCTCTACGGTGACGAGTCTTGGGAGCTGGACGCCCTGTCGCCCACGTACCTGCACAAGCTGGTCGAGGACAACGTGACGCCGCATATCGACTTCGCGCAATGGGAAGCCACGCGCGAGCGCATCGAGCGGGTCCGCACCCGTATCCAGCAACTGGCAGACGACTTCAAGGACGAGTGATGGGCATCCTACAAAGTGTGACAAGCGGGGCAACCCGCAGCGGCATCCGCATGGTGATCGCGGCGCAGGAAAAGATGGGCAAGACGACGCTGTGCGCCAACGCGCCCAAACCCCTGCTCGTGCCTCTGGAGGTTGGCTTCGCTGGTGTGAACTGCGCGAAGACCCCGATGCTGCAATCGTACGAGGACGTGACCACACTGGTCGGCGAGCTCACGCAGGCCGCGCAGCGTGGTCAGCTGCCGTTCCAGACCGTGGTGTTCGACAGTGCGACAGCGCTCGAGCGGCATATCCACGACTACGTTCTGAGGCTCGACCCGACGTACTCGAACAACAAGAAGACCGTCACCATGGAGTCCGCTCACGGCGGGTACGGGAAGGCCTACAACATGGCGAACGTGATGTTCGAGGGGCTGCTGAAGCAACTCGACCTCCTCGCTGTGTACGGGGGCCTGAACATCCTGCTCACGTGCCATGTGTTCAGCAGCAAGGTCAGCGACCCGACTGTCGGTGAATACGACTCCTGGGACTTGCTGCTGCACAGCCCGAAGAACCAGAAGACCTACGGCAAGCGCGAACTGATCACGCAGTGGGCCGACATCATCGGGTTCCTGTACGAACCGGTCTTCCTGATGACGAGCGACAAGAACACCATGACGCGCGGGGTATCCGCCAACAAGGGGCGCGTCCTTGCATTGAGCAGAACACCATCATACACAGCGGGGAACCGCTTCGGTATAGTGGGCGAACTGCCTATCCCCGCCCCACCGGCGAACGGGTGGAACAGCTTTGCGGAGGCGCTGTACAAGACCTCCGGGATCGACGTCTATACGCGGTAACGCGGGCACCGCATCTAACGCCCCATCGTAGGAGCTTTCATATGTCTCTTCTGAATTTCGATGCATCGCGCGTGGCACCCGCCACCGGCGAACTCGAACCGATCCCCGCCGCCTGGTACGATGTGGCGATGGACGCGTCCGAGATGAAGCCGACCAAGGACGCCGCGACGACCGGCAATGCCTACCTGGAATGCCGCTTCAACGTGATCTCCGGCCAGTACGCCGGCCGCAAGCTGTACTCGCGCCTCAACCTGCGCAACAGCAACCCGGTGGCGAGCGAGATCGCGCAGAAGGAGCTGTCCGCCATCTGCCACGCGGTTGGCGTGCTCCAGGTGCAGGACTCGCAGCAGCTCCACGGCATCCCGATGAAGGTGAAGGTGAAGCTGCGCCCCGCGGACGGCCAGTACGGCGCCTCGAACGAGATCACCACGTTCAAGCCCGCCAACTTCGTGCCCGACGCGCCTGCCGGTGCGGTGCCTGCCGGTGCGGTGCCTCCGGCGATGGGTGCAGCCCCCGTGATGCCCCCGCCGCAGCAGCCCTGGGCAGCACCCGGCAACGCGCAACCCCCGGCAGGGTGGGCACCGCAGGCTCCCCAGGCCGCGCAACCGGTGCAGCCGCAGCAACCCTGGCAGCAACCCGCAGCGGCGGCCCCTGTCGCCCCGCAGCAGCCCCAGCAGGCTCAACCGCCCGCCTGGCAGCAGCCGGCAGCTCCGCAGCAGCCGCAGTGGCAGGCGCAACCGCCCGCGCAACCCCCGGCCGCCGCTCCCGCGGCACCCGCTGCCCCGCAGCAGCCGTGGGCCGGTGCACCGGACGGCAGTGCCCCGCAGCAGACGCCCCCCTGGATGCGTCCGCCGGGCGCCTGAACCCCGCGTTTCGTTCCTCCCTGTCCCTCTCCGGGGACTTGGGCCGGTGCCGCAAGGTGCCGGCCCCTTTTCGTCAACTAGGAGCAGAATATGCCGGGTGTGACCCTCGCCACCAAGACCTTGGCAGCGTTCGAAGACGCTGTTGCACGAGACCAGGGCGCCGCGTATCGAACGTGGCTCGGCAAGGTGATCCCGCACATCGGTGACGCATACCGAGGTGAAGAGGAAGACGGGTTTCGCAGCCACATGGGCGCATCGCTCATCGGAGGCGAGTGCGGCCGAGCGGTCTGGTACGGGTTCAGATGGTCTGCGAAGTCCCGGTTCCCAGGCCGCGTGATCCGCTTGTTCAACCGCGGGCACCTCGAGGAGGCGCGGTTCATTGCGCTGCTGCTCACGATTGGTGTGCAGGTCTACCAGCAAGACGAGAACGGGAAGCAATTCCGCATCTCGAGCTTCGGCGGACACTTCGGCGGCAGCGGTGACGGGGTTGGCGTTGGCATCCCCGACTTGCCACCCG